CACGCCTCCAGCCACTTCTGCACGCACGCATCCCAGGTCTGCATGCCCACCGGCGAGTACAGAGCGTTCAGGTGGTAGCTGCGGTGGTGCGGCGTCTCCGGCGTGGCCGTCGCCACCCATTGGGCGTTGCCCTGCGCGAACAGCTTCGTCTTGTCGTTGTTGTAGTGCTCATGCCCGCACTCCTCGCAGAGGTAGCGAGCGGAGCCCTCCACGAGGCGGCCCGCGTCGTCGGTGTCCCAGACAATGCCCGAGACTCGCCCCGTATCCTTGTCCTCGCGGCGCCAGCGCAGCGTCTGCAGGTGGCGGCAGTCCGGGTTGAGGCAGCGCACGTGGTAGCGCCGCTGGTCGCCCGCCTCGAACAGCCGCGCGATCTTGCTCTGCCCTTTGATGAGCGGCGTGCTGCAATCGAAGATCTTGCGGGTCGCTTCGTACGCCGCGGTGCGGTCCGCGCTGAGCTTCACCGGGTCGCCGTCTTTGCCGACGTTGTCTGCCCAGCCGTCAATCTCGTCGCGCAGCAGCACCTGGATGGGAACCGATCGCAGCTTGTTCGCGTTGACCGCACCCAGCGGGATCAGCGAGCCTCCACCCTCCCACTCGTACTTTTTGTCAGTGCGCCCCGTCTTGCGTGGGTTTTGGTCGTCCTGCGACTTGATTAGGTGGTCGAGGCCCGAATGCTTGAGCATCGGCACCACGAAGCTCTCGATGCGCAGCTTCGCCAGCTCGGCGTCCGCGGTGACCAGCATCATCGGCGCCGTCTTCACCTGGTCGATGAAGTAGCCGATGGTGTTCTCGAGCAGCGTCGTGGCGCCCACCTGGACGCCTTTCATGATGGTGACGTGCCGCACCGGGCTCTCCGGTGACATGCAGTCGATGACCTCCCGCATGTAGGGGGCCACATCGAACCGGTAGTAGCCTGGTATCGAGGTGGCGCTGGCGGGGAGATACCGCTTCGTCTCCGACCACTCCGAGGGCAGCAGCTCCCGAGTCTCGGTGGTCAGGAGCGCCACCCGCCGGCGGAGGAATTCCAGCCCTGAGCGGTGGCGCTGTGCCGACCGATGGCGCAGCTCGGCGCTCTCTACGGCGATCACTCAGCAGCCTCCGCCAGCGGGGCCAGCGGGTCGTCCGCGGCCAGCGACTGATCCATGTGCTCGCGGCACGACTTGAGGTGCTGGCTCATCACGTCGCGCACCAGGGCGGCGACCGAGGGCACCTCCTGCGGAGCGATGCGCGTGGCGATGGCGCGCGGTGCGTCCGAGAGCAGCAGCCGGAACGCCACGTCCATGTGCTCCAGCATCCGGTTCACCGTGGTGCGAGCGATGAGCCGTCCCTCGATACGCTCGCGCAGCATCTCCGCCTTGCGGGCTTCCTCCAGCGCCTTGCGTGAGCGCACCCAGCCCTCGAACTCCCGGACCTCGCCGTAGCGCTCGGTGAGCCGGGTGAGGGGCTCAGCGATCTTGGCCAGGTCGACGCGCAGCAGGGGGCCGAGCTCCGCTTCGAGGCTGTCCACCGGGCGCTGGGGCTCCTCCGGATCCGCGTCCACCTCGATGGGCGGGATGGGCTCTGGCGGCTGGGGTGGCAGCTGCTCCAGCCGCAGGCCTTCGCGCTGGAACAACCACGCACGCGCTGCCTTGTGCAGCACGTTCACGGAGGTCCCCTCGCACGCGGCATGCAGGCGCCCGCCCTCTTGGCACGCCTGCGTCACGGCAGCGCGCGAGACGCCGAGCCGCCGCGCCATCTCCGCGCGGCTGATCAGATTCACCGCCTGGCGAGTGGCGGGCTTCTGCGCCGCGCGCTGAGCGGGAGCTGCTGGTGTTGCACGCTTCGTGTTGCTCGCAGCGCTGCTGCGAGCGGGCGGAGCGGGGCGGGGAGGAGCGCGTCTAGCCGCCACTGACCACCAATTGACAAGCGAGCCTGGTTGCTATATCGGTCCTTGCGCGCACTATCTCATTGAGTGCCCGCCCCAGGGAGTTGCAACCCTGGGGCGCCTTGCTCCCTTCGCGGGCTGAAGGCTCAGCCAAGAGGCGAGCGAGCGAAGGATGCCCCATGAGCAAGGACCGCGCGGGTCGCCCCGCCATCGATCCCGAAGCGATCGCTAGAGAAATCGCGGACGCTCTCGTAGCCCCGCTTACACGGATGCTCGCAAAGTTGCTGGCGGCACCTGCGGATGATGATTGGCTCTCGCAGCGTGAGAGTCCTCTTCCGGCCCGGGTGCATTGCAGGCTGGGCCGCGATCTCGGCGTGCGCGGTGACCCCCGCGCACGCCGCCGCGGAAAGCTGACGTTCATTCGGCGCAGCGCGCTCGACGAATACATGCGCGGTCTGCCGCAGCCTGCTGGTGGAGATGCCGCGCCGGCGCATGCACTGACGTCGGTAGAGAAATGCGAGCAGAGGCTCAGAGCGCGTGGGCTCATCCGGTGAAAATCGCGGCTCATCTAGGGGTTAACACGCCCGGATTAACATCCGGCCGAAAAGTCGGAATTTGCGAGAGGGGGTCGGTCGCCATGGTGAACCCTGGGCGGGGTGGGGGGCTTTCCACAGTACCTGTAAAAAAGTGTGCAAAGACGCATACATGCTCGCATGTCCTACATGAGCCCCAATGGGACGTTGGCCCAATGGTCAAGCGTCAATGAAGCCTCAGCATGAGAGCCAAAAACAGCTGCCTTGATGGGCATGTCCCTCTGCTGCTGGGGCACACACATGGGGGGCAACGCAGTGGCTCATGCCTCTCAGTAGCCAGCCACCTGGTGGCGCTGGAGCTGTCTCAGCAAAGCCGCCTCGGCGATCGCCGGGCCCTGTTTCAAGGCCTTGTCGATCGAGCGCTGCAGAGTCGGAATGCGAGGACGAGGTGTCGCCCGCTTCGTCAAGTCGTAGAGCTTGCGGATGGTGGGACGCTTCTTCCCCCCCATCACCTTGTAGATGCCCCTGCGCTTATCGAGCTGGAGATAGGCGAGCCTGTTGCCGCTCTTGATTGCATCCCTCACCGCGCGCGCGTTGCGTACCTTGCGCGGGAGCGAGTTGGGTTGGCGCTTCAGCTTGCCCAGCACGCGGATCACGAGTGACTTGCGCACGGCGCGCTTGCGGCCGCTCGGGAGCGAGCCCTTTGCTTGGCCCGCTGCTGCCTCCGTTGCGATGGGAAGGCCGCTGCGCTGGGCGCGTTCGCCCTTGCCCTCCTCGAGCCGGCGCACGTAGTCCTCGGTGTGTCCCAGGATGGCCTGCATGCTCGACATGCGGCTGCCGGTGGCGCGCTCCACCAGCGCCCGGCGCTCGGTGAACTGGTTGCGCAGCGTAAGGCTCGACCGCATCTCCTCCTGCCAGATCTTCCTCCCTGCGAAGGCGAGCCCGTTGAGCGTCTCGCGCGCCGCGTAGGGCACCGCGCGCTTCGCCATCGTCTCCAGGTCGCGCTGCATCTTGTCGAGGCCGCGCAGCTCGAGGCCGAACGTTGGCCTCACCCGCCAGCCTCTTGAGCGCACGCGCGCGGAAAGACAAGACACGCAGCAGGGCGCACCACGCCGCTAGGCGGCTTGCCCTCGCTCCCGAGCCGCCGCTGCGTGTGCCGGCGATTCGTCGGGGGTAGGTCAGCACCAGCAAGGCCCGTTCCTCCCTGCTGGCTCGCATCCCCGAATTGGAAGTCTTGATCGTCGCCCGTGAGTGCACAGACGCGACGGCAAAGGCAGCCGACGCACGGACAGCTCGTGCGCTCGAAGCCTGTGCGGGGGCAGCTGGCGTTGACGCCCATCTATGAGGATCGGGACCAAATGTCCCGTTACGTCCCGTTCTCAGCTCCTCCGCGCCGCACCAGAGGGCGCACAAGCCTGCGTAACACCTCGACTCTTTGGGCAATCAGCGCCTGTTCGAGGCGTAGCGTCTGAATGTCCCGTTCTACGTCGTGCGGCGCTGTGCGTAGCGCCTCGAGCAGCACGCGCGTGCAGACCAGGTACTTCGAGGCCTGCACGCCATCTGGCATGTGCTTCCTGCCGAGACTGCGTAGCAGCCTGCCGCCGAGCTCGCGGTCGAGCTGGCGCAGGCGGCGCAGCGCCTGCCGTTTGCACACCCCCATGAGCTGGGCCGCCGTCGCCACGGAGACCCACTCGGTGTTGCGCACGCCGCCCGTCAACCGCCCTTCAGCTTGACCGCGATGTACGGCGGGCCCGATTGCGGGAAGCCCCCCCAGCCCTGTCCCATGAGCTCGTCCAGCTCCGCCTGGTTCCGCACAAGCACCGGGGAGCGCAACGATTCGCTGAACCGGACAGCGCCCTGGTGCGCCTGCTCTGCGGTCACCCCAAGGCTGCGCGCTGCAGCTGCTAGCGCCTCGATGGCGGAGCGGACTCGCCGGGGGTCGTAGTTGTTAACCACCCGCCCAGCTTAACACGGTCGCATCGCGAGCGGCGACCCAGGCCCGATGGGCTCGCCCCAGCGCACTCTGAGCAGCTCGGCGTGCCGCGGCAATGAGCCGGCCATGCTGAGGCGCTGTAGGGTGGCTACAGGCTGCCTCCAGACGCCCGCGGTCGCTGGCGAGGAGCAGGGCGGCGCTGGCGAGCTCGCCGAGCTGGGCCGCGATGCCGGGGAGGCGGCTGGCGGGCGCCGTGTAGTGGGTGCGGAGCAGCTCCCTGTGGTCAGGGGCTAGCGACCCCCAAATGGCGAGCAAGCGCCGCGCACGCTGAGCGTGGGGGCGCGCTCGTGCCACCGCCTCCCAGGCGCGCTCGCTGCTCGCCGAGCCCCCTGGACCGCGCTCCAGCGCCGCCACCAGGGCGCTGTGCCCGGACGTCTCGCCCATCAGCGCGGGCATCTCGCAGAGGAGCCATTCGAGGTCGCGGTCTTTCATCATTGCGTGGCCTCCGAGCACCAGGTCAGCACCTCAATGGTAATGAGTGGCTTCGCCACGTCTTGCCGTCCCTGCGCCGCTGCCCACCAGCTCTCAGGAACGTAGATGTTTGGTCCGTCGCTGCGCGTGAGCAGCAGCGCGCTGTGGTAGCGGCAAAGGCGCACCGCGCCGTCGCCGGACTTGTACAGCGCCTCGGTGTTGCAGCAGCGCCACGTGCAGGCATGATCGGCCAGTCCATAATTCTGGACATGTGCAGTGTGCGCTGGTGCGTGATCCATCAGCCTGTTCTCCTGCTCGGGCCCTTACCGACCCTCAGACGGCGATGCGTGGGGCGCTCAGTCTTGTGGACTTTCTCCCCAGCGGGCACTGCAGCGCGGGGCTGGCGAGGAGGTTGGGGTTCCTCACCCAGCAGCCACGCGACGCTCACTTTCAGTGCACGCGCTAGGCGATAGATGGTGGCGAGCTGGATGCCGTTGAGGTTGCTCCAGCTCATCAGGCGACTGATCACCGACTGTGACAGTTGGCTCCTGCGCGCCAGCTCCAACTGTGTGAACCTTGGCCCTGCACTGTTCGCACGCTCGATGCGAGTTGGTAGCTCCCACAACCGTGGCGGGATACTCGCGTCACGTCGCGCTGGCTTGTTCGCCGCAATCGGCGCTTCCGGAGTCGGTTTTCTAGCTTGTTTTCCCATCGCGGCCGTCACCCTCGCTCGACTCGCGCGTACGCACAAGAGCAATTGCCGCGCGGCATAGTCGCCAATGTAGGTCGTGCGCTATGCTCGATCCACGTTACTTCAGTGAGTCAAAAATGTGGCATGGTGATCACCGACGATGTTGTAGGAGGTGACCTACTCTGATACATCCGGGCGCACTCGACGAGGATCTTCGGTCGAGTCAAGTTTTGAGCACGCGATTCGAGGAGCTGCTGCGAAAGCGCTCCGTGGCGGTCATGCCGGGAGGCGGATTCAGGTGCGCATCACAGGTGCTGAAAAAAGGGCCGAAGTGCCCGTAACTTGGCCGAAATATGTCAAGTACCATGGAGTAACCCCCCCCCCCCCAAATGGGATCGCTTACTTTCTTGGCCCGTTTCGTCCTTTTGTCGTAGTCGACGCGGTTACCGCAGCCGCTGAGCTCGAGCGCTGGCTGGTCGCACGGCGACCTTTCGTCGCGCTGAATCACTGGCGCCGCCGGGCCGAAGAGCGCAATGGCATCACGCGCCCGCTGGGGGATGCGTGATGGTCCCCAACACCACGCTGCTGGATGCGGTGCAGGTTGCTCAGGCCGTTCTCAGGCTTGAGCTCGCGCTATCCGATGCTCAGGCGCAGTGCCAACGGTTGCGCGCCTTCTTCGATGATCTGGTCATCGAACGGATGGGAGGCGCGCTGGCGGGCGAGGTGGGTCGCCAGCCTGCGCAGCTGGACGTCACCGACGTCACGGCTCTCGTAAACGCAGCATATCAAGTGCTGGAGACGCTGCCCGCTGCCTTCGCCGGGGAGCCGCGGGCTGAGGCAGCAGCGCAGCTGCGCGCGGCGCTGACACGACTGAAGCCCTCAGTTCCGGGGGGCGCGCTGTGAGCGCCAAGCACGGCAGCACTCTCGCTGCACAGTGGGCCTCCTATGAGCGCAACGTTCTGCCTGCCACGGCTGGCGATGTGCAGCGCAAGGAGACCCGCCGAGCCTTCTATGCTGGCGCACAAGCTCTGGTCGAGGTGCTGACCCACGGCATCTCAGACGCTGCTGAGCTGACCACCGACGACGATGCCTTGATGGCCTCGGTCGACGCTGAGTTGCAGCAATTCGTGCGCGACGTCAAAGAAGGGCGCGCGTGATGGCCAGCATCAGCGCTGGTACGTGCCGAGTCTGCTCCAGCACCAGCGGAGCATGGGTTGAGCCTGATCTGTGCTGCGCCTGCAGCCCCACCGTCGAGCTGCGTGCAGCGCTCGACCAGGCGGTGACGCAGGGCCACTGCTCGCGCGGGGAGGCGGACGAGGCTTTCAGCTTCTTCAATGAGCTGAGCGACGCGGAGCTGCGCGGCGAGGTAGGTCAGCGCGATGCACTGCAGCTCGTGGAGCTGTTCGGCTTCGGGCAGCTGGACCGGAGGGCCCGGAGCTGATGACGAAGGACAGGCGCAGCATTCGTGTGCACGAGTGGGCCGCCGGCGACGTCGGAATTCGCACCGTGTGTGGACTCACGCGCATCAAGCCGGGCGCGCGCGTGGTCGGCAACCTGCACGAGATCGTCCGCGAGTATCGCTGTGCGAACTGTGACCGCATGCGCGGCACGATCGGCGAATCCAGCAAGGAGCGCGCACGATGAGCTTGGCAGCTCAAGCTTTGAACCGTCTGGCGAAGTGGCGAGCGGTGCTCGCTGGCTGGCAACTCGGGACACGCCCGAAGGGCGACTCGGAGTGCGACGCCGTGCGCGATCAGCGCGAGCTTCTCCTAATCCTGCGCGCAGAGGTGAACGCCATCTCCGCGCTGTTCTGCGACGCGCAGTGGCAGCCCATCCTGCCGCGCAAAGAGGTCTACACGCGCGAATTCACCGAGGCCGGCTGGCGTAGCGCGAGCCAGGTGCTGGCGGAGGACGGCTACTACAAGCTGGAGACCGAGGACGGGCGCACGATCGAAACCACGGTGGACGCCACATGAACGCCCACGACTGGCCTGTGCTGGAGGGGCTTGGCGATGCCCTCGCGTTCTTCGTGATCTTCGAGCGCCCCCTGGACTACCCCGGGCACTTCGTCGTGCGGCGGCAGTTCGCGCTGCGTGGTGATGTGGGGCTTGACGTCGTGCCGCGCCTCGCGTCGAGCTTGGAGGAGGCGCGGAAGCTGGTGCCGCCGTTCCTCCACCGCCAGGCGCGGCAAGACGGCGACGATGCCTTTATCGTGGAGACGTGGTTCTGATGGACCGCTTCAAAGACTTCCAGGAGGAGCCGCGCCAGCAGCCCTCCGA